TCAATAGTCTCACTTAAATATCTATAATTTAGTTTTCGTATAGACTCGGAAGTTTCGTTTGGATATATAGATGAGTACATAATTTTCATTATTGTTTCACAAATTGCTCGCATAATCGCATGATAAGAAATAGGATTCTTAAGGGGTAATAAAAAAAGATAATGTCGGAGCAAAACTATTAGGTCATCTAAAAGATCCGAATGAATACATTTTTTATGATTTACGGAAGTGTAGATATCTAAGCAAGAAAGAGAATTTGAAATGTTCATGTAAATAGTTTTCTCTTTTTTTGAATCCCCCCAATCAGAGTTTGGATAGTTTGAATTTACGAAATTTAAATAGTTCATGTATTTTTCATTATCTATTTTCATACTATCCTCCAAATTGATTAAATAGTTCATCGAAGTAATTCTTCTTTGTATCCTTATCAGTTGTTTCTTTATAATTATAACTATCAGAGAATACTAATGCTTTCATTGCATTAATATATAATGTCAATCTTTCTACTTCTGAAACTTTAATATCACGAATTATCCTAGATAAAAGCAAGGTTCTGCTTTTGTAAAGATAATCACCATAATTTTTTTCTACTGGATTGAGTTTAAAACTATTGATAAAAATCTGTATATCTTTATTGAGTGGAAACAATTGCTTTGATAAAAAGAAAATTGTGGCACAACCATAAAGAGTAAATTTCATTTCTTCAATTGGAGTACGTTTGTTAATCTTTGATAAGTAAACTTCTAACTGAGTATTGGGTTGCATTTTATAACCTCCCTATTAATTCAGAAACTAATGCATAAAGATTTTCCTTTGACTTTTCACTGTTTCTGGCGTCAACAAAGTAATCAAGCTTTTTGAAAAAGCCATTATTTTTTAAAAAATGTGATTGGAAAAAGTAAAAAGGTTCCAGTTTTTTAGTTTCTTTGATCAATTTTATCGTTTCTGCCTGTCCAGTTGCAACCCTTAGGGGCAAATCCGTAAAAATTATACCAATATTCTTTATTGGTTTTTCTTTAAAGTAAATAGGATTTTTCTTCTTTATATCCTGAATCACTTTTTCTAGCATCTGTATTCCAAGAACTGAATAATTGTCAGGTTTAACTGGAATGATGTAATGTGTACTAGCTAAGATGGCAGAGATTGTGTATTCAGAGTATGTCGGTGGACAATCCAGCAAAATATAATCGTATTCAGATTTTTCAAAACTAGAATTCATAAAAAGAAAATTGTAAATAGACTGATTCATAGTTGAGGAATCAGTATTTCTAGACATAAAAACAGTATTTAGATCACCAGGGATAATTGATAATTGTTCATCTAGATTTCTTATTACTAGTTTTTTTGAAGGGTCTATACCATCACTCTTGAAGAGATTATTGATACTTGCTGAAGATTCTTCAAAAGAGTCTTCACCTTCTAACATTGAACCAGGTTGTTTTAAATGAAACTTTTTAAAAAATGATTGAGTTAAATTAGCTTGTGGATCGGTATCAATCAATAAAACTCTTTTCTTTCTGATTTTTGCTAAGTGATATCCAACTTCCTTACAAAGAGTTGTTTTACCAACACCGCCTTTCATATTAATGAAAGATATTATTTTTGGATCTTCAGATGCGTTCGACATATTTACCTCCCAAAAAATTTGTTTTTTATTCCCCAAGCCGGAATCGAACCGGCGGCGCCAGGTGGGGAAGAAGCCCGAGGGCTGATCTTTATATTATTGTAATTTAAAGAATACTCCAGTATTAAAATCTTGGAATTCAACCAAAGTATCGTCGCCAGTCGGCACTAATAAAGCGACTTTCCCAGTTTGAGTTCCTCCTTCATATAGGTCTTTATTCCCAAATTCTTCTCCATCTGCTAAAGTTCCATAGGTATCCTGAGACACTTCTTCACCAGTGGAGCTTATTGGAATGAATGAAGGGGTTACGTAATATGCGTCATCTTGGCTACCCTTATTCATTTTCATAGTCACATCAAACAATAACCATTCTTTTCCTTCAGGAGCAGCTTCATTGAACTCGTTTGCATTAGTTAAGTAGTTCATTGCTTCATCACCCCGAATAACATTTGAGATAGTCATTGAAATATTTGCGGGTATATCTTCACTATCTTCACTGTAATAAGTGGTATCGAAAGTTGCGGTAGAGTCAAGTGGAACTGGATTAGATCGTTTGCCAACAGCGGCCTCAGTAGATTTTTCTTTCTTTTTTGTTGAACTATCAGTGATAGATGTTGACGCTTTGCTAACCTGTACTTCACTACTAGAATCTGATTCTCCACTACAACCAACTAACCCTAACATTGAGATAATAACAATAGAAGCTAATAATACCTTTTTCACTTTCTTTTCCTCCAATAAATTCAAATTTTACTCCCACTTATGGCAGGTAGCGATAGTCGCCAGTTATATAGAATAAGTCAAGACATATAAGATATTGAAAACTAGTTTTCCGTAACAGAACCATCATAGTGTACGAAAACACTCTTTGCAGTGTGTGTCATAGTACCATCGTTGGGATCAGTGGCTTTCACAAAATAGCCACGTTCGTCCTCATACATACAACCCCAAGTCCATGCTCCGTTATTATCACCGAATTGACTCTGTGCTATCTGAACTGCTTGTGCTTCTGATGTGACAACCTTTGGTGCTCCGTGGCCACCTTGGGATTCAGTTACTTGCTCTGATTTTTGTCTTTCAGCCTCAACTTGATTTTTTTGAGCTTGAGTGATGACATATCCATTATCATCCATAGCTAATCCATTTTCGCTTAAAGCCATTCCGAATGCTTCCCATTCTTTGTTGGACCAGTTCACGCGGTCAGTTGGTGTTGATTTTAGTGTTCGTTGCTTCAACTGTTCATATGTTTCTTCTTGTGATGCGCTCTGATTTGTAGGTGAGGATGATGAACCTTCGGCATCGGAATCTGTATTTCCGATTAGCTTGATAATATAGGGTTTAAACTCACTTTGTTTACGGTTATCAAAATCAGGCAACATTTGAACTTCGTGAATATTATCCTCTAATGAATAGCCTTCGAATACTTCGATACTCTTACCAGGTAGCAATTCATTATTTTGATCATTACTACGCTTGTTGATTTTATTGACCGTTTCGACATCCTCGCCGAATGCATCAGAGCTATGATATTCAGCGGTCATATTAACAAGTGAAGTATCTGTTTTTTGCTTAAATGATATATCATGAAGAACTTGGTAAGGGACAATATTCTTCTTGGATTTATTAATCAGTTCAAAAGTTACATAAAGCCCTGGGTTAGAAACGGATGGACTCTGAATAACTTCAGAAGTAACAACTTTCAATTTGTAAACTTTAGTTTCCAAGACTCCATCATTGAAAGTAACTTTGTTTATCTTCTCATTGCTACTAGTTGTTGCAAGTTTAGTTCTTGTCGAATCAGTCGTATCAGCCTTTTTATTGCTCGAACAGGCTGAGAAGAGCAGGGTAGAGCAGAGTATTAATGCGATCGTAAGTTTTTTCATTTTAATCCTCCAGTTCATCTTTCAAAATTATTTTTTCGACTATGGATTTTAATTCTTCCATTTGCCCATTATATTTTTTTGAAAACAGAACAGAGTTAACATCAGCTGCTGCATCAGTGAGTCCATTTTTTGGAGGATAACTACCAGGGATACTAAAGTGTATATATCCTGCGTAAAAATTTGTAGCAGGTCTTAGTTGAATAGAAGTAATTCTACTAAATGGAATTATATTTGTACCTTTATGGATATCAAGTCCGCCAGTTTTCTTTATTGTTATTGCTTTATCCGTCAGGCTGATCTCAGTTTTCCCTGCATGTTTGATTAAAATAGTTGAATTTGTCTTTTTTGAATCAGAGTGATAAGTGTCTTTCGTTTTTGACTTTCTTTTTTCAGCCTTCTCAATTTCTTTCCGTGCTTTTTTTGTAGCCTTTTTCTTTTCAACTTTAGCAATTCGCTTTGGATCGTCTTTCCACTCCTGAAAAGAGTCAACACTTTTTTCGGTCACATTCTTAGTGACATCGAAAGTTTTTTTCCCTAATTCCTTCCAATCAACCATATGACCACCTCCAACAAATTATTTTAATAATCAAGGAACGAAACATAACCGCTGGATTCGGATACAGGTTCTATAGTTACTTCAACATTAGCACTTCTTTTTGCATCAAACGCATTTACTATTGTTGCCTCGTATTTAGCAAACCATTTTCCATCCTTTTGAGTCCAATCTTGCAATTTACCGATAGCAATATGAAGTTTACTTCCTTTATAAGGGTATGATTTGTCAAATTGTTGTAATGCCAATTCAGTAAGGATATCCGATTGTTGCGGTGTTGCTTCGTCCGCGAGTTGTGTGATATCACTATTTTTTTGGTTTTCAGCATTTTTACTATCTTCAGTTCTTTTTTGTTCAGCTTCTTTGCTTTCTTCGCTCTTTTGCTTTTCCAAGTTTTTTGACTCAGCTTTTCTTGATTCTTCAGCTTCTTTTTCCTCTAATGCTGAGAGTGCATTGTCATTCATTTTTACTTTTATCTTAGTGCTTTTTGAATCTCCGTCACGTTTTGAATTTATTGTAAGAGTTGTTTCTGGACTGCTTAATTCATAAAGAAGCATGAAATCGCCAGATTTATCAGCTGTTGTTTTATCTCCAACTATTCCCATTCCAATTGATACTTCCGCATTTGGCGAAGTTTTTCCTGATATTTTAACTTCTCCGGTATCATCAGAGATTGCTTCTTTAGGTGTCTCTAAAACTAAATCTGAAATTTTGGCACTACTCTGTTGTTTGGTTTTCTTTTCTTCTACAGGTTTAGAAGTCACTTCTTTAGTCTCGGTTGTTGGAATGAAACCAATTATTATTACTGATAAGGTTATCAACCCAAAAGAGATATTTCTGTTACGTTTATTCGGACTCCTTTTTATGAAATACCAAGCTCCAATACAACCTATAATAAAAACAAGGGTAAACACCGTCTCCATAACTTCCTCCTCATGTATACGAAATCACAAATATAAATTTATATGTAAATCACTGCTTTATTTTTACTACTTTAATTGAATCGCCTGATCCAAAAATAATCTTATGATTCAAAAAACAAAAGCCTTCACCATATTTTTGTTTAAAAAGATCAATTGCCTTTTTTAACGCTTCTACGGTTATTCCCAGCTCGTCAGCGACTTCCCAATACTCTCTACATCCTTTTTGATAAGCCTTGATCAAAAGGGAAGGGTGGACAGTCATCTCAGCCGCTACGAGCCGTGCCCTTCGTTCCTGTTTTCTTGACTCAGGATTTTTATAGTTTGATATGTCACCGACTGAAGTGTAATGATGCGCAATTTCTTCTGCAATCGTACTTTTTAGTTCGGCACTTGATTGATTAGGATTGAGATAAACTATATTGTCGACATACAATCCCTTTTGTTTTTCGGGCATCTTCTTTTCAAATTTATACTGCAAATTTGAAAAAAATGACATTAAAGCTTCATAGTTATACATTTGACAACACCTACCGATATTAAAATGAATTACTGCTTGTGATCTCGATTTTTTATGAAATCTATAAAATTAAGAATATCTTTCATATCTTCTTCTGATGTATCTTCATCGATGTGCGCGGCAACAGTCAACTGTTTTTGACTAAATCTCTCATTACTTTCAGAATCTGAACACTTCCCAATAAGTTCTGATACAGAAACATCAAGAGCATCTGCTAGTTTTTTCACAGTATCAATTTGAGGGGTTTTTCTTTTTCCGTTTTCGTAACGAGAAATCTGTGCAGAACTGACTCCTGATTTAAGAGCTAATTGATTTACTCCATATTTTTTTGCTAATCTCAATTCTTTTAATCGTGAACCAAAGTCCATCCAAATCCCTCTTCTCCATATTTCTATATTTATAATAATGCCAACTGGTAACAAAATCGAATAAAATTTGACTTTTTGGTAATTAAGTGTTGCCAATAGGTAATTTCGGTGTTATAGTATTACCATGAGGTAACGAAAGAGAGGTGAAGCGGTGTGAAAATTGTTTTGAAAAATGGAGTTCTTCAGGAACTAATGGAACAGTATGATTTATCGGTTTATGGTCTAGCTGAAAAACTCGAAGTTGCACCAACTACTATTTATCGAATTATGAATGGGAGTAGAGGTTTAGGGAATGACATGATTGCAAAGTTACTTAATACCTTTGCTTTGTCTGAAGCTGATTTTGACAAGCTTTTTATTTTGCAAACAGAATTGCCAAAAGGTAATAGCAAGGAGGTGATCTAATGACAAAACAAGAAAAAATCGAGTTCATCCTTAAACGTTTAGGCGATCGCTTAACGAAAGCCTACTTAGAAACTAAACCAGAGTCGTTTATTAATAACTTGTTTGAAATTGAAAGTCAAAATGATGATCGACAAATGGATTCAATGGTTTGCGAAATGTTTTAACCATAAGTTAATTGTAAACATGTTTGCTTCGTTTTTGGATGAAATATCTACGATTACTGATTCAACGAATTAAGGGAATGATAAAAACGAACAGATTATCTTTTTAGGTCAGATTTCAATTGATGAACCATCGATTTGAAATAGAAACAACAAAATTCAGAAATATGAAGGAGGTATTGACGAGATGATGCGAGTGAATATGAAAAGTGAATTGGATAGTTTGATGGTACGAAATAATTTATCACAAAAGGAAGCTGCTGGTGGAAGTGGAATCCCATTTTCTACATTCAACGGCTACACGAAAGGCTCACAAGAAGTTCCAGTTAATAAAGCAGTAGAGATTAACAATGCTGTTGGCGATGATCTTTTCGCTAGTCAAGTGGGTAATAAGTACTTAGGTACGTTAAAAGCCCTAGATGGAAAGATCGCGGAAATACTAACGCCAACTGAATTGGATTTTCTGCAAGAGGAAGAAACTAAACAGCGAGAAGAGCGACGACAACAAGCGAAGTTATTGCTTATCAAGTCAAAATTAGAGCCTTTAAACAACGAGGATAAAACCGATCTTGAAAAGTATGTAATGGAATTTCTTGATGAAATTGTTGTCGAGTTATCCATTATATTCTCCATTCTAAAAATTTTAGGAATGAATGTGAGTACTGCATTCAAAAAACGCATGCCTCATTGGGTAGCGAAGAAATACATGAAAGGGGACTAAAGATGATTATCGAAAAGCAAAATGTAGTTGAGTTTAGAAAGGATAAAATTGCAGCTAGTAAAAAGACACAAGAAATGATTAGCCGGTCTGAATTAGCACGGCGATGGGGATATTCTATCGGAACTATTAAGCGATATACTGATCGGTCCTTTGATCCGCTACCTATGGAAAAAACAGCACCGACAAGACCTGGAACTAAAGAAGTTTGCAGAATACCTTTTGAGTTAGCAATGGAGTGGAAGGAACGAAACACGTCTAGAAATTACGAGGTGAGAGTATGAGAAATGATTTTGAATACATCCCAACAGTTCCAGTCAAAGTAGCAAAACAGAAATCCGAATATAGAGCTGCAAAAGTTTTATTAACAGGAGCTATGCTCGGAACGATCTGTGTCGGTTACTGGCAAATATCATTAATTCTTTTACCCGTCTTACTTGGAGTAAATACGATTGGTAAAAAGGTGATGGGATTATGAGAAGACAAAAAAAGACTTACTCGCCGGCAAGCAAAAGTAAGTCACAAACGAAATAGTATCTAGGAGGATTATAACATGTTTGATTACGATGCCGCAATGGCGGACCCAGAGTGTCATGTTTTTGTAAATGTTCACATACCCAATGATGAAGATAATCCTGAAAATATGGAAGGGTGGGTTGAAGATGAGTAAATCTACACTGGACATGACCAGAACAGAATGGTTGATGGATCGTCAAAAAGGTATTGGTGGTTCTGATGTTGCTACGATTCTAGGATTGAATAAATGGAAAGCTCCATATCAACTATGGCTTGAAAAGACTGGTCAAATTGAAATTGAGGAATCGGACAGTGAACCAGCGTATTGGGGCAATGTACTAGAAGAAGTTGTAGCGAAAGAGTTTACCGAGCGAACTGGAAAAAAAGTTCGAAGACGGAATCAAGTTTTCGAACATCCCTTACATCCATTTCTTCGTGCAAATATTGATCGTGACGTAGTTGGAGAAAATGCGATTTTAGAATGTAAAACTGCAAATGCTTTTTTATCCAAAGAGTGGGATGGTAACGAGATTCCAATGAGTTACCTGTGTCAAATACAACATTATATGAATGTTTTGAATCGTGATTGGGCTTATGTAGCAGTATTAATCGGTGGTCAACGTTTCATTTGGAAGAAGGTCAATCGTGATCAAACCTTGATTGATATGATTACGGAACGATTAGTTGAATTCTGGGAAGTGAATGTTTTAAAAGGAATTGAACCAGCAATAGATGGCAGTGATGCAACTACCGATTTCCTTAAGGAACGATATTCAGAAGAAGGCGAAAATGAGATTACACTTTCAAGTACCTTTGATGAGCTGATTGAGACCAAGAAACAACTTAAGGATGATGAAGCTTTCATAAAAAAGAAAATTCAACAAATCGATAATCAGATTACATCGGAGTTAGGAAAACAAAATGCGGTAGTTGCTATTACTCCTAAATCAATAATTTCGTGGAAGTCATTTAATCGAAAAACGATTAATAAAGATCTTTTAGAAAAGAAGTATCCAGAAGTAGCCAATGATCATTCTATTTATAAAACATCTTGCTATAAAAAATTAGCAGTAAAGGAGATTAACTAACATGGCAACAAATGACACACTCAAGAATCAACTTACTGAACAAAAGACACAAGAAGTTGATGCTCAGTCACTGGGTTTTAAGTCTTTGATGGCTACACCGACAATGAAGAAGAAATTCCAAGATATTCTTCATGAAAAATCTGATTCTTTCATGGGATCTCTAATGACTTTAGTCGGCGGTGACAATTATTTAGCAAAAGCTGAACCAATGACAATTATTGCTTCTGCTCTAAAAGCAGCAACAATGGATTTGCCAATTGATAAAAATCTTGGTTACGCATATATTGTTCCGTTTAATCGAAGCGAAAAGAAAGGAAACAAGTGGATTACTCACAATGAGGCCCAGTTCATACTTGGGTACAAAGGCTACATTCAGTTAGCTCAACGCTCAGGGCAGTATAAAGCATTGAATGCACTTGAAGTTTATGAAGGCCAACTCGTTGATTGGAATCCATTAACAGAAGAATTCACTTTCGA